GGTGGTGTAGGAGGATGGTGGATAAAGAAAATGTTTGTAGACCCAGTATTGCCGGGTGACCCATTTTATGCTACAGACATAGATACAGGTGATATTTTAAGATTTGGAAAATACCACGAAAAGGCAGGTGAACCATTATTTCAAAGAAAGTTCATACCTGCACGATTAACTGATAATCCATATCTAGCTGAATCAGGTGAATATGAAGCAATGCTTTCATCATTACCTGAAGTAGAAAGAAAGAGATTATTAGATGGTGATTGGGATGTTGCCGAAGGTGCAGCATTTCCAGAGTTCAATAAAATAATACACGTTATTGAACCATATGAATTACCCAATAATTGGATAAGAATACGTTCTGCTGATTATGGTTATTCATCGCCAAGCTGTGTTCTTTGGGGTGCAGTTGATTGGGATGGTAATATTATCATATACAGAGAATTGTATCAGAGTGGACTTACGGGTGAACAACTTGCAAATAGGATAAATGACTTAGAGGTTTATGACCCACCAATGCACACTTCTGTACTCGATGCCAGTTGTTGGAGTAAATCAGGTATAGGCCCTAGTATTGCTGATAGTATTATTAGGGCAGGGATACGATTTGTACCATCAAACAGAGATAGAATTGGTGGTAAAGTAGAATTGCATAGACGATTGTCTTTACAAGAAAAAACAGGTGAACCACAATTAAAAATTTTTTCTAATTGTATAAACTTGATAAGAACATTACCAACAATACCTTATGCAAAAAATAATGCGGAAGATGTTGATACAAAAACAGATGACCACGCATATGATGCATTACGTTATATGGTAATGACAAGACAAACAGGTGAACGTCAAAAAGCAAGATATAGAATGAATAAATTAAAAACGGAAACATATGAACCAATAGATAGGATTTTTGGATATTAAATGGCAAGTGATGAAGAAAAAGCAATAGATAATTTATATACGTTAATAGAAGATACAGCTAAAGGATTAGCTGAAGAGACTGAGGTATATAAAAAAGCAGAAGAGATTGTAAATAATAATAAATATTTATTTGGTGCTGTTAATTCAATTTTACAAAAAAAATTAGGTACATCATTAAATATTAATGATACTACAAAAATTGATTTTTCAATAAATCCAGAAAAAAAACAAGGAAGTGTAAACGTAACAATGCCTTTTGAAGAAGGGGGCAAAATAGGTTATGATACTGGTGATATTGTTCAAGAAGTAGTTAATGTAGATGAAGCAACTATAGGTGATGCAATTGCTGAATATACAAAAAAATTAAAAAAAACAAAAGCAGACCCAAAACGATTAAAATCAAATATTAATGAACTTAATAATATAACAGCATTTTTAAGAAACCATAATTTATTAGATACACCAATAATTAATTTCCAAGATAAAAATTTTGTTGATAAATTTTGGTTACAAATGCAAGATATTGCTGATTTATCTTTAGAAGCAGGTCAGAAAAGTTTTTTTGTCAGTAAAGGAAAAATTATTGAAAGTAAATCTAGAACACTTCATAGTAAACTTGGAACTGCAATGTCCAAAATTAGTGGTTGGGACAGAAAATCTTGGGATAATATTTTAAGTGTACAACCAACGGATTTAGATTCAGGATTTTTTTCAAAAAGTACGAGAGTTGGATTTGATTTTGGTGATAAAGGTATGAATCAAATTATTCGTTCTATTAAAAATATAAAAAACCCACAAGCAAGAAATTTAGCAATAATTAAAGTTTTTACTGGTATTAGAACAACAGATTTAAAAGAATTAACATTAAATCAAATTGATTTAGATAGAAGAATTTTAGAATACATCGGTGGTAAAAAAGGACAGGCAACTGTCGGAAAACCACAACAAATCTCTGATATAGTAGCGACCGCAATTCGAGACCAAATTTCTTTAAGTGGAGTTAATGACCCTGATAGTATAATATTCAAAAATGCCGATTCACTTGAAAAAATGGCAATAAAAGATATGAGAGAATCTATTGCTAATCTTAACAAGGGTGATGGTAAAATTTTTACACAAAAAAAATGGAATTATAATTTAGGAAAAATTGATAAAACACCTATTGAGTTTAATTTTAAAATGCTTCGTAATGCCGTTGCAAAAACAGCACTTGCAGAAGGTGCTACCTATAATGAGATTGCTACTGTATTAGGACACTTTAAAGGTAGTGATGTAACAGCACAATATTATGCAACTACATCTGTTCGTGCTGTTCCTGATTTAAAACCTTTTACATTAATGAGTCAAATTGAAAGTAATTATTTACAATTTGCCGGATATAAAAGTCCACAGGACTATGGAAAAAGTATTGGATTAGTTAATACATTAGGATTATCAGATAGATATGTATTTCCATCAGAACAAATCAAATTTAGACAAAAAATAGAAGGTGTTTCTCCATCTCAATCTACTAAAGGATTTACAGTAGATGAACTTAAAAAAGGAAAACCAACTGAACTTGATATAGAACAACGATTAACTGATATCGAGACAGAAAGTGCAAGATTAAAAGAGGAAGTTGGTAAAACATCTGGAATTACTGATAAGAATAGAGCAAATCGAATTAAATCAAATGTTAATAAAGTTTTAAAAAATTTAGGTATTAATAAATTTGAATTAAATGATGTAGTAACTAAAAAGACTTTAAAAAGTATTACTCCTTGGTTACTTGCTCCCATTGGTGGAGCAGCTGTGATGGCACCAAAAGCAGCAGAAGCTATGGTAGATGTAGCATTAAGTCCGAGCTCAATAGGGCCGGGTACTGTGAAAGATGAAATTAAACGATTAATAAGTGGTGGATTATCAGAACAGGAAGCTATTAATGAATATAAATTACAACAACAAAAAAATCCTCTATATGAATCAGAACGAGATTTAAGATTTGGACAAAATATTGAAACTTATGAAACAAATTTTATGGAAAAACAAAAAAGAAAAGAAGAAAAAGAGGAATATGAAAAAAAACATAAAAAAGATGTAGAAAAAATATGGACAAAAGGACTATTTTCAGATATTAAAGAACAGTATACAAAGCCAGATGAACAAGGTTTTATGTGAATAAAATACCTAAATCTATAAAAATTGGATATAGAGATTATAAATTAGAAGAATGGAAACAAACCGTTGCAACAGCAAATGAAGCACACGGCCAGTTTTTTGCTAAAGAAGGAATTATCGGTTATGCAACTGATGAAAAAGGAGTTTCTCACGCAAACACATTATTGCACGAAATTTTACACGCAATAATATATCAATGGAATATTGATTTGGGAGAGAAAACAGAGGAGCATTTAGTTAATGGTTTAACTAATGGTCTAACAACAATATTTGTAGATAATCCTCAATTACTGGATTATTTAAAAACTAAAATAAAGGAGGGCTAAATGCCACAACCAATAATGACCAAATATAAACAGGGTGACCTTGGTAAGCCCTATCCGAAAAAAAAGGATAAAATGAAAAATATGAATTTATCAGCACACGGTGGAGAAGCCGATGTTGATATTGCGACTAAAGATTATCCAACCAAGAAAAACGACCACGTGCAATCTTCTTTTTGGAAGAAAGCAAATGAAAAGGATTATTAGTTATGAAAAGAGCAAGTGAAGAATTTAAACTTTCGAAAAGAGATATAGCATTAATTCGTGCAACAGTGAATGAAGTAAATAAATCCCGTCTTAAAGGTGATACTGAACGTAAAATACGATATATAGAAAGATTTGGAGTTCGTGCCAAAGGTGGGAAAATTAATAAAAAGAAAAAATAGGAGGAAATAATGCCACAACCAATTATGAAAAAATATTCGCAAGGAGAACTTGGCGATACTTATTCAAAAAAAGCTAACGCAAAACCAGAAGCCTTTGCTTCAAAGAAATTTAAACAAGGTGAACTAGGTGGAGAAGGCGGCTCAATAGGTAAAAAGAATAAGGGTCAAGGTCTTAAAGCTATGGGTGCTGACGATAAAAGTTTATCAAAATCATTTTAATAAAGGAAAATAATGGCTGTCGATAAAACAGATGAAGCCAGAGAGATAGATAATGCCGAGAATGTTCCCGGCTTAGTTGCTCACGTTAAAAAGAAATTTACATCGGCTGAAGATGGAAAGAATGAAGATGAACAACGATGGTTAAAAGCATATAAAAACTATCGTGGTATTTTTGATAGTACAACACAATTTCGTTCTTCTGAAAAATCTAAAGTATTTGTAAAAATAACAAAAGTAAAAGTTCTGTCTGCTTATGGACAAATTGCAGATATATTATTTGCTAATAGCAAATTTCCATTATCTGTAGAAGCTACTCCTGTGCCAGAAGGTATAGCAAAATTTGCACATTTGCAAACTCCTCAATCTCCACCACCCCAAGACCCTTATGGATTTGAAGGTGATGGTAGAATTTTAGAACCCGGTGCAATGGAAGCTACTACACCAAATGATTTTTTAGGTGGTTTAGCAGGTAAATTTGCCGGTGCAAATCTTCAAGAGGGTGCAGCTAAAATGGGAGAACCTCAAATTAGTCCTGCACAAGAAACTGCTCGTAGAATGGAAAAAATGATACACGACCAGTTATTAGATACTTCTGCTGTTAATGTATTAAGGCATTCTATATTTGAATGTGCGTTATTAGGAACTGGAATTGTTAAAGGGCCATTTAATTATAAAAAAACTGTTCATCAATGGAATGGGGAGGGTGAAGAAAAAGAGTATAATCCTTTTGATAAAGAAGTACCAAGAATTGAAGCAGTTAGTTGTTGGGATTTTTTTCCAGACCCTTCAGCAACAAATATAGAAGATTGTGAATATGTAATACAAAGGCATAGATTAAATCGAGAACAATTAAAAGATTTAATAAATAGACCTTATTTTGATAAAAATGCTATTTTAAAAGCTTTAGATATTGGGCCAAACTACGAAGAAAAATATTATGAACAAACTATTCACGGAGTTAATGACCCAACTTATGTAGATAATAGATACGAAGTTTATGAATACTGGGGTAATTGTGATGCCTCATTATGTGAAGAAATTGGAATGTCAATTCCACAAGGAATGACAGATTTAAAATCTGTACAAGTTAATGTATGGGTTTGTGGTAATGAAGTTATTAGAGCAGTAATGAATCCATTTACACCTGCTCGTATACCATATCAAGCATTTCCTTATGAGTTAAATCCATATCAATTTTTTGGTATTGGAATTGCTGAAAATATGGAAGATGCTCAATTATTAATGAATGGCCATATACGAATGGCAATTGATAATTTAGCACTTGCAGGAAATTTAGTATTTGATATTGATGAAACTCAATTAGTTCCCGGACAAAGTATGGATATATTTCCGGGTAAAATATTTAGAAGACAATCTGGAGTTACAGGAACTGCAGTAAATGGAATTAAATTTCCAAATACAGCAGGAGAAAATGTTCAGATGTATGATAAAGCTAGACAATTAGCTGATGAAGAAACAGGAATACCTTCTGTAGTCCACGGACAAACAGGAGTTACAGGAACTGGTAGAACAGCAGCAGGATTATCTATGATTATGTCTTCGGCAGGATTATCCATAAAAACTGTAATCAAAAATATAGATGATTATCTGTTAAAACCTTTAGGTGAATCATTTTTTCAATGGAATATGCAATTTGGAAATTCACCAGATATAATTGGTGATTTAGAAATTAAACCTAAAGGAACTTCAGCAGTAATGCAAAAAGAAGTTAGAACGCAAAGATTAACTACTTTATTGCAAACAGTAAGTAACCCAATGTTAGCTCCATTTGTAAAAATTCCAAATTTAATGAGAGAATTGGCAATAGCACAAGATATTGACCCAGAAAGTTTGGTAAATGATATGAATGAAGCGGCAATCTTTGCAGATATGTTAAGAGGATTAGCAAATGTTCAAGGCACAGGCCCAGAAGCTCAACCCACTGGTGAACAGCCCGGAGGCTTGGGAGGCACTGCAGGAGCACCTGCAGGAGCAAATCAACCAAACGTATCAGGCCTTGGGAACGGCCAAATCGGAGTCGGAAATGTACCGGTTGCAGGGGAAACTGGCTTCACTGGTACACCTCAAGAACCTGAAGGAATCAGTTAGACACGCATCGGATATAGGAGATAAAGAATAAATGGCAAATTTACCTTGGGAAAGAGCAAGAGCAGGAAAAGAAAATAAAGGAGCTATAAGAACTTTTGGTGGTTCAAATAGACAACCCGGATTTGAAGTTGCCAATACTAACAGCACATATGAGCCAACTATCACAATTCATAATGATGAAGGCGACCAGTATAAAGGTAATTCCGGAAGTGATGACCATAATAATTGGAAATTTGGAAGCATTACAACAAAAAATGGTTCATTTTTAAATACCGAAGATGAAGAAGTAATGGAAATTTATAGAAAAATAAATAAATTAAAACAACTAAATCCCGGATGGACAGA